CTGGGTCAGTAACGCCTATAGGACATCCGTAAAGATTGATGTTCGTTGCAACTGCGTCTGTGCTTAATCCTGTCAGCGTGTTGGTCAACGAGATTCCATCAAAAGTTCCACCGGCGAAAGTTCCCGTCAGCGTCCCGCCGGAGCTAAAAGTTACTGCTCCATTGGCGCCCAACGTAGTGAACAATCCCGTTCCCCTGGCTGTGGCTCCAATGGTCGTGAAATTTCCTGCCGCTGGATCGGTCACACCTATGGGGCAGCCATACAGATTCACGTTGGTTATCACGGCGTCTGTACTCAATCCGGTCATAGTGTTGGTGAGCGATGGGCCGTCCATCGTCAAAGATGAAAGCGTTATGCCGCCTGTTGCGTCGAAGCTGAAGAACACAACAGAGTTCCCGTTTGAAGCAATCAGGGTCCCGCTGGCTGTATATCGGAAATACAAATCGTCAGCGGCATCATCCGACTGGTCTGCACTGAGCAGAAGAACGGCGTCTTTCGCTTCATAGCCTTCAATGCCGAGAACGCTGTCACTATCATCTGACCAAAAGATCAAATAGCCGAGGCCACCTGTGCCGCTTGACCATTTCGTGGTCTGGTTCGCCACAAGCGCGGCACCGTAAAGAACGAGGAACAACACTGCCAGGAAACCGATTCTTTTTTTCATTTGCTTCTCCTTGCTTAAAGGGCCGAGCCGTTATTGACTCGGCCCTTCAGATGATTTCAATGGACCCAATTTCTAGTCTATGATCGCGGAAACTGCTGGAGTCCCACCGACCGCATAGCGGCCCTTGCTCAGAATGTAAGTAGCAGACAGTATGCTCGTGGCCCCACCCGTGACGTCAACTCGGAAACAGTCGAAGTCATTGTCTGTATCAAGCGTTTCGGCGTCTACTTCGATCACGTAGACTTCGTTCTTGTCGCTGGTCGTACCGGTATCGAATGTGTTGCTGGTCACAGTTGTCTTCGTGTAGGAGTCGCCAGCGTTGGCGTCTGCGAGGACATAGACATAAGAGAACCCGAGCGCCTTGTCACCCGTCAGCCCTGATCCTTGCGTCCCTACAGCTGTGCCTTGCTTCAGCGTGACGGTCGTTCCCGTGGGGGAAGTCCCGGTATCCAAGTTAATAATGACTGTTACGTGATCCCAGTTCTTCAGAGATACGCCGCGCTCTGTGCTTGCCGGGGATGCCGCCGGGGGAACTGCCTGAACGACATGCTGTTTTTCTATCAAGAGCATAATTCAACTCCTTCTTTCTGAGGGGTTAACCCCCACTGGTTTTAGCTTCGTGTTGCTATCGTCATGATTGAAGCGAGCGTGTTTGACCCTTTCTGCCTCGTGAAGTAAGTCGAGTTCGCGGGCTGGCCATCAACGTACTTGACGATCCTGAAGGCCATCTGATCATAGTCAAACTTCAGGTGCATCGACTGAGCTACAGCCGGCCCCTTGCGGTCGTCTGCAATGACGTACTGCGAAAGGTCCGTCAGCGTCAGGTCGCCTTCCGTCGCGGCGGCGGGGATATGCTCTGTATCAAGAATCGGGATTCCGTCGAGGTTGCTCTGTGCGCCTGCACCGAATCCTGCAAACTCGAATATCTTGCTGATCTCGCCGCCCGTGCCAACAACCCTTGACAGGTTGCGGAGCCATACGAACAGTTCCGGGCGATTGTAAATCCACACAACGGAGGCGGGGCGCTCGACGTGAACACGCGCTTCCATGTTGTCAATGTTCTTGATGTGGATGACGTTGGCCGTTGATGTCTGGCCCGTTTCGGCGGTGATCGCTCGGCGACAAGGAGCTACCAGCAGACCGAGAGGCATTCCTGCGCCTGTCCCGTTAATGAATCCGTCTTCTTCTTTCCACGTGATAGCATCGGCCATCTTCGGCAGGAGATACCCACCCATGTCAAACGGGGTGAAGTTCATGGCCTTGCCGGACACATACGCGAGGATCTTGAGTCCGTGCAGGTTCAATTCAAGCTGTTCGTGTTTCAGCTTTTCGGGGCTCAACTGATCGTCTTCGCCTTCCCATGCGGCAAGCATTCCACCGTAGATGAGATTCGAGGAATGGTCATAGTTCTTGAGACGCGGGAACTGGATTTGCGGTGAGCTTACCGGAACAACCGTGGCCCGTGGCCGGATGATTGCTGACACGCCTGCGCGGTCAAGCAGCATCGTGTTAAACTCAGGGGGGATCAAAGCCCCGAATTGGCTATCCGTGCTGTAGGTCATACCGTCGCCAGCGGCCTTGTTGATGAGCGCATTGCTCAGCGCATTCTTGATCACGTTCTCGGAACGCTCAATGCACTTCGTCAGGCGTTCGGAAGGTCTGACCATCTCAGCGCCAGCCTTGAAAATGTCAGCGGCGAATACACCGAGGCCCCACTGCTTTTCATCAGCAGTGTGTTCACGGCCTGCCGTCTGCGGCAGGTAGCCATAAGACAGGTCGTCGTCAGAAAGGTCTTTCATCTGGATCTCGTGCACCTTCTCGGCGGTCTGGTCTGTAAAGGCTTTCGTGACCTCTTCGCTTTCGAGCGCTTTCTTGATACCGTCAGCGATTGTCTTGTCCAGGTTGATCGTGGCGCCGGGCGCTTTATCGCCGGTCTTGGTTTCGATGGGCTCGCTGTCTGTCTTCTGGGCTGTCCCGTCAAGCAGGAGCTTCCCAGCAATGTCAGCGTCATCTATCTGGATCACTTGTCCAGCTTTCCATTCCTTCTTCGAGGGGTCGGTCCAGTCCTTGAGCAATTTGAGAATGAATATCATCGTGAGTTCTCCTTGTTGGGGATAATAAGATTCGTCGGTGACCGCTCGGGCTTCGAGTTGGGTCTTTGACTGACAGGGGTATTATTACACAGCACCCCTGCGTTTGGCAATAGTTTTTTTCAAGTTTTTTTCAACCATCTCGTGGATGCCCTCAACGGTGACGACTTCCTTGATGGTTGCCGGCTGCTTAACTTCGGTTATTACCGACTTCACATCAACTGGTTTCGCGGTGACAGTGACCGGAGCGCGCGCATATTTCTTGTCAATCTCTCCGGTATCCACGCCCTTCTTTATGTACTCTTCTACGTGCAGGGCTTTCTGTACAGCTTCACAGATAGAGATTTTCTTGTCCTTTATGGCCTGCACCATAGCGAAAGGATTGGCCGGGATGTTCACAAGGGATGACTCGATAAGCATCTTCTCTGTGATGATCCTGTCAACCTGGTCTTTCATGGCCCGCTTGAATTCTGGCCACTCTTTCTGAAACTTCGCAAGCAGCACAGTGAATTCATCCTCGCCCTTCCAGATAGATTTGAGCGATCTAAACCCAGCAGAGAACGTCTTGAGAAAGCCCCCATCGACAAGCAGCTTGTAGCTCTGCCCTTCGTCTGTCGGCGCAAACGTGATGGACTGCCTCAAGCCCATTGCGTCGGGCTTTGTCCAGTTCGCTTTGTAGATCGGATCCCGCCTTGCTTCATGTGACCACAAGCCTTTCGGGTTCATCTTGTAGAGGTCCAGGTCCCAGCCGCCCGGCGTAACAATATCGCCCTGCAAGTCGAGGTTGCGAGTTGATAGATACAGAACTACATCGCCGTCATCGGCAGCTTTTACCTCAACTTCATTGTAGGCGCGGATCATGACGACTTCTCTGAAGTCTGGGATGAATTCCTTGATGTGCGCCTGGTACTCAGCGGGGTAGTATTCAATGATTCCCGCAAGGGTCACTTCCGGTTTGCTTGTTCGCTTGATCGTCAGTTCTGGCGGCATGGTATTTCTCCTGTTTCAATCTTCTTGAGCAATGGCCCAAGATACTTCTTGTAGACATTCCTGATGTCATACTTCAGGCAATGCGCTTGTCTGTCCTTTCGATTCAAATACTCGGCGGTCAGCGCAGCGTGAAGCCCGGCAGGATCCACAATGAACTGCTCTGTGCTTGAGAACATCTGCCACCATACGCCCGCAGAAACGAGCGTGCCGTGTTCGACAAGTTCTGTCATTGATGTTGACTTGGGCGCTACTACCGGGCAACCGCACGCTTGCGCTTCGACTATCGGCAGTCCAAACCCTTCGCCCATTGCAGCGTGCAGAAACACGTCAGCTGCAGAATAGATGTTTCGCAAGTGTTCTGTCGTAATCATGCCATGCACATATTCGTACTGGTTCGGAAAGTAAAGGTTCTTCGGCGTCAAGCCGTGCGTAGAAGCCATGTCTCTAATGTCGTCACCGCCCATCATCTGCCACGTTGTTTCTGTGTGGCAGTAGAGTATAGCATTCTTGTTTGTCTTTTTCAAGAAATCGGCAAACGCTGAGAACGCTGCGCCAAAGTTCTTTCGGGGCGGGCGGCTCATGTTCGCTGAGTTCATGACGACTACAAACGTGTTGTCTTTGATCTTTGCGCCAGTCCAGTCCTGCATGTTCTTCCTGGCGGCGTCACGGTCAACGGGGTAAAAGTCATCCTCTGTATCAATGCCAAGCGGCACGTAGTAAGAACTGAACCCAGCGCCCTTCATGACCTTTTGCCCAAAGCGCGACATTGCCATGTTGACTTTGGCTGTCTCGCATGGCTTCACAAGCTGAGTGACCAGCGGCGTTGAATCAATGACTTGCCACGCCAGCCAGGGCAGCTTCTTGAACTTCTTGCAGTCAGCAACGTGCGTATCAAACATGCTGATAAGCACGTCGATATTGTTGCGCTTGCAGTGTGATTCTATGTAGTCGTTGCCCATGCTTCCCCTTGGTCCGTTCGGCAGAACGAGAAACCCGCCCATCGAAGTGATCGGCCCGTTTCCTGTAATCGCTGAAATGATGACGTTGAACGCTGGTTCACCATTTTTCTTCTTCTGCCGTGCAAGCTCCTTTGTCCAGAGTTTCGTCTGCGTTCCGTAGCCCGTAGCGTACTGCGGCGGTACCGAGTGCCAAAGTATGTTCATTCCCCACATTCCTTTCAATGTGTGACTATCGTAATCTTGTCAGCTTCGTTCGCTTCTTGCCCTTGATTCCCTGATACATTGCGCGGCAGACATAGACGCCAGCTGTGTCAATCTCAACTTGCGTCACTGTCGGATAATCGCCATGCCCGGCGATAGGGTGAGGCGGGTTCAATGGGAAACCGCGCTTCGTCTGCCCCGGCCGCATGTGATCAAAGTATGTGCCTACCCATTTGCTGCCGACGCGGCGCACCATGAAGCACGTGCCCTGAATGACATACTTGTTGCCGTCATTGTCTACGCCCGTGATGACTTCCCACGCTGCGGGCAGTGGCTTCGAGAAGATGACCGACGCCCCGGCTTGCTTCGCGCTTTCGTCATCCGTGATCTCGTATTGTGACAGGTCGTAGCCGTGCCACTCGATAGGCGCCTCAAGCTCATCTTGCCAGTTGTTCTTCTCTTTGATGTCGGCGGGATTGTCGAGGACCAGCTTCATCCACGGCGGGAATTCGATGGGCGTTTGAATCGTTCCACACCCCGCGCACAGCATCAGCAATATCGGTAGCAAGTATCTCATTGTGTTCCTTTCTATTTCTGATCGAATTCAAGAATAGCATCCCACGGCACATTCTTGTACGGCTTGACTTTCAACTGCTCCGGCTTCACCTTCATTGTCAGCAAGGTGTAGATGCGGTAATTCTTGTCTTTCTTGCAGACCACGAACGTGACGCCGGCCAGCACTTCTTTGTACTTCGGATCATAGCCGAGCAGACACGCTGTGACCCATGACAGAAATGCGCTTGCTTCGTTCATGTGGACTCTGATCTTTAGCGGCTTCTTCATGGCTTCTCCTGATAATCGTAGCAGGCAGGCAAGTGCCTGTTGTTAGTTTCTTGGAAGTACCGCAACCGTGCGGCCTTGTTCCATCACGTATGCATTCACGCCTTCAGTTATGGCGAACTTGTGCTCTGTTATCATCTTTCCGTCATGGTCATACGCCATGAATCCCCAGTGTGTTTTTGATTCCATTGGGTATATCCTTGCACAGTCAATCATCTGACTGATCATATCCATACCCTCGTGCTGTGCAAACTTCGGTCTATACTTTACTGTTACTATCATACCTACCTACCTATCTATCTGGTCCTGCCTGCCTGCTAAATTCTGACTTATGGCTTTTCCTTTTTCATGGTTTCCAGTTCAACAATGATCTCTTGCCCGTCGCGGCGTGCGCCTATCTTCCGAAACTTCACATCTGAATACCAGCCGTATTGCTGTCCAATAGGAGTGTTCGGGCAGAAGAAGTCAAACGATTCAAGCGTGAAGAAGTGCTTATGCGTAGGATCTCGGAAGCTGTTCTCTGTCTGCCAGTGAGTTGTGCGCATGTAGACATAGCCGCCGAACTTGAGCGTGCGGTGGATTTCTTCCATTGCCTTGACTACATCCGTCAAGTGCTCAATCACGTCCTCTGCAATGATGCGCTCAAATGAAGATGTCTTGAACGGCCACGGATGCACTTCGAGATTGTGGACAACATCAATGCCGGGGAGTTTCACCCTGTCACAATGAGTCGCCCCTTCGTGTAGTTTCTTGCCTGCGCCGAGTACGAGTGTTTTCATCCACCTCCAATGTCTATGAGTTCAGGTTTCAGTCCACAACGGCAATCAGGATGAAGCGGCGGGCCAGTTATCCCGATATAATTGAATGACATTGTGATTGGCTTGCCCTTGAATTCCACGGTCAGCTCATCGCCTTCAGGAAAATACTCTTGCCCCATGTCTACGCGCCGCCCATTCATCTCCATGCAGAAAGGGCAAGAATCGCCGTTTGCGTCCCACGTGTAGCCCGTGACAATCCCCGTCTGTGACCAGCCCTGAATCTCTCCTGTCATTGCGGCCCGCTTTGATTCGGTCCGCGCAATGCGCTCAGCCCGCCAGCTGTCAGCTTTGTCGAATCCAAAGACTGTGCGGACGCGCTCTGTCAGCCCCGGCATGTCTTCACCAAGTGCGGCACCCTCAGATAGTGTGCGCTTGAGGTTCGCCGCAGTAGTCTTGTTCACAGCGTTGGCAAACTTGAAAGTGTGGTCCTTGATAGCGTGCTGCACGTTGGGCCGGTCAATGAAGTCTGTGAGGTTGACGCCTAGCTTGCGGCCAGCAGCTACGCCGGAAAGGTTCGTCTCATAGCCGATTAGATCATGGGTCAACTTGTAGATTTCATCTGCCCACGTTTCAGACGCAACCCAATCAAACTGCATGGTGCTGATGAAGTCGCCCGCCTGAAGTTGCCGAAGCTGGCCCTTGAAAATCTTGTCCATTGCGGCCTTGAGCGCAAGCTCGTTTGCTGTGAGCGCTACGTTTGCGCCGCCAGTGACACCGCCCGGCGTGCTGACAGGGTTGATCTCGTTGACAGCCTTGAAGCAAGCCAAGTGGTCGCCTATCGCTTTGATTTCAAGCCCGCAGACTAAGCAGCGCGTCATACCTCAGCCTCAATCCTCATGCCCTTCAAATC